GCTTGCCGCAGATTGTTATTTCCTTCTGTTTCATGGATAGTTCCTGATTTATTAAAGACGGTGGTGGCTGAATGACCACCACCGTCATGAATGATTATAGATTTCTACACTGTCGTGAGGGCTCCTGTTCCTTGGAAAGTCGCCTTCAGCTGGGTGTTCTGTCGGTTGGGAGCTGAGAAGTCAAGTGTCTGCAAGAATGCGTCACCTGTCATCTTCAATGCCGAAGTCTGTGCAATTCTGTTGTTCGTTCCACCCGTCACGTCGAAGGTGAGTGTCACCTTTGTTCCAGCGAGGATGAGAGCAACCAATGCAGCAGGCAATTCACCATTGCTTCCATTATCTGTAAGAGACACCAGCGAATCGGTGGATGCTGACCAAGATTTGCCAACCACTTCCTGCTCCTGCCAGTCCCCAGTGCTGTCCTTGGTGGAACTATCCTGGAGCTCGCTTTGAATTTGGAACGTGGTGTTGGTGCTCATGGCCACGCACTTGCCGTCCACAAGCACACGCATGTTCTGACCTTTGATTACTGACATATTCCTATGGTTTAGTTTCGCATTGATATTTTAGTGTCTGATAGTAGCAAGGCTTAATGCTGTCGTATGCCACGTCGCTGGCTGTGATGTCATAAGAATCTGGAATAAGGTCGAAATCCTCTGTGTTATCATCAGCATTGACGAAGAATGTGTCAACTTGCTTTCTGATTGCTGTCATCAGCACACCTAACTCGTGACGTGATGCTGCAACCGCCGTTATGCCAACCTGCACCGTGTCTTCACATCCCTCAAAGGAGTCGTCTTTGGTGTAACCGCCGTTTTGCATGCCATCGTAAGTGATGACGATATAGGGAAGCGGCGTGTTGTCAAGTTCCTCATCGGGTACAGGTACGGATGTCGAATAGATTCGGCTGTCTGTTTCCTGCACGATGCTTTCGTCAGCAATCAACGCATTGTAGAATGCTTTGTCTGTGAGTAGGCTCATATCTTTGCGAAGAGTTAATGAATCATTAATCGAATCTTCTGAAAACTCCACCGAGCGGGCTTTCATCTCTTCCCGGTGGAGTCGGAACTATGTTCACTATTCAGAAGGTGAGAGAGAGTTTAGAGGTCTGAGCTGCTCTGTGGCTCGATGAGCTTGATCAGGGCGAATGCCTGTGGAGTGCCGTCGCCACCGTTCACCTTGCCTGAGAGCTCGGTAAGGCTGTAATCAGTTGTCATGCCGATAGCAACCGTGCCACGGTCGAAGTTAGCCTGACTTGTTCCGTCAATGTTGAAGCGGAACTCACCGTGCTGCTGCTCTGCCAGGTAACCGAAGTGACCAATGGCGATGTAGCGGTAGTTGGCATCCTTCGTAGCCACGCCGTTGCTTGCAATAGCGTAGTCAACGTAAGGAGATACCTTGTACTTGTAACCTACGCAGCGACCGTCCTCGATCACGGTGCGCTCGCCCACGCTGCCGGGGATGAGCTTGGTGAACTTCAGGTCAACCTCAGTCACCTTGTCCATGATGATCTCAGGCTCGCCCTCGAATCCCTTGTCGTACATATCGGCAATAACCTTTGCGAGATTCTTGCCGATATTCTCATCCAGGGTGAGTTCTTTCGGGGTGACCTTGCCGAATGGCGACTGCAACTTGGTGTACTCGCCGTGAGCGTAAACGTGGAGTGCGCGGAACATAGCCCAACCCTTCTGGAATTTGAAGGTGATGAAGGCGATGATGTCGAAGGCAGCGTTGTCAATAGCACGGAAGCTGACTGGAACGCTGGCAGCGACACGAACAGGTGCAGCCTGGATGTTTGCAAAGTCAAGAGCCTGTTCTGCAACCTTGGTCACCTCACCCTCAACGGTAAACTTCACGTCGTTGATAGAGTAAGGCACAACCTGAGTGCCAGTCACACCCATAGCCATGATGAGGTCATCGGGGAGTTCCAGACCGGGCACCTTGGTATCGATGATAGGCATGATTTCGATTGGAATCAAGCCACCAGCCTCCAAGTTAGCGTTAGTGTTGCCTGCGGTAGTGTCCTTGAATGCGAGGATGGTCGTGCTCTCGGCACGCTTCTCCATGCCACAAGCCTTGATGCGCTCGCGCAACTTCTTGCCGAGGTCTTCACGCTCACGAATCTGTTTCAGTTCCTCGCCGCTGGCCATAGCCTTGGCACGGGCACTGAGTCCGGCAGACTCTGCGCAAAGTGAACGATACTGGGCATCCTCCTGCTCGTTGAACAGAATTTCGCCGTTGTTAGCCTCACGAGACTTCTCTTCCATCTCGTGCATGCGATTCATGATTTCGAGCTGACGCTCCTGAATCTGTGCTTTTGTCATTTCTTTCATAGAAAAAACGTATTAAAAAGTTAATAAATAAGTGATTCTAACTCTTCGTTGATCTGGCGAGCCTGATAACGCAGCCTCATGGCACGCTGTTCGCGGAAACGCTGCTCCTGCTCTTCCAGTTCGCGCTCTTCACGTGCAGCCTTCTCGGCGTTGGTCTCGCCGCCGTTGGCTTCACGTTCTGCTGCTTCGCGGGCCTCCTTCTCGGCATTGGTCTCGCCTCCGTTGGCCTCACGCTCTGCCTGCTCACGGGCTGCTTTCTCCTCGTCGGTTTCCTCACCGCCACAGCCGCGCTTGTCCTTGTCATCATCAGAGCCACCGCCGCACTCGTTTTCCTTTGGCTTGTCGCCGCCGCCACACTCGCGCTGAAGCTGTGCCTCAATCGCCTTGTCGATGGCTTCCGACGCCTCACGGGTGCCGACACTGGTCTGCTCGTAGGCTGGGTGTGTCACGTTGGCGACGTCGTAGAGTTTGATGATGCGTTTTACATGACGCAACCAAACCTCTTTGCCGTCGATGGTCTCGGTGGTACGTTCATACGATACGCCGTTTTCCGTATCCTGATAATCGTCTTCAAAGGCGAAGCTCATACCGTACACGTTACCCAAGCGTATCTGTTCCAGAGTGTCGTTGGCAACGGTGGTGTTGGGATAGTCACATTCCGACTCCACGTATTGCTCACGCAAAGCAAGTGACAGCGTGCCTTTTCCGTTACGCAAGCGACCTATCATGTTGGAGATGTCGTTCGAATGATTGTTGTTGTAAACCACGTCGGAACGGTTGATCAGTTCCTGGGTGATACAACCAGGCTCCAAGATTTCGTACACTACGCGAGTGTCGCTCCAGGGAGTCAGATTCACAGAACGCACACCGAACACGATGGGACGACCTACCACGGTACGGCTTGGCTGTCCGTCTGCACCCTCGCGCAATCGCAAGTTGCATTCCTCGATGGGGATAAATCTTGTCTGTTTCATTTCTTATCTCGATTAAATGATGTTACTACTTATCGTTCATTTCCTTGTCTGGGGTTTACTAAGCACAATGTCAATGCCCCAGAACAGCCAGCCGATGAAGATATGTCTGTCATCCTCGTACCAATAGTTGATATTGGGTATCGACATGAAGCACTTGTAATCGTTGTTGATTCTTACCTTCATTCTCTCGCTGGGTTTACTGCACGTCTTACGTCGCGCTTGCGTTTCTTCTGAATCTCTCTTTCGAGGGCTTCAATTTCCTCTCGTGTCGGGTTGGGTGTCATATTCATTGTCTTTTGCCGTTTTTAATTTGGCTTTTGCCATTTTCAAAATGGCTTTTGCCGATTTATTTTTGGCACGTGCCAGTTTTCGGTCGTCACGTGGCAGATTTTATTTGCCACGTCGCAGTTTCGAGATTGTCACGTGACGATGTTTTTCTCACTCTTCGCCATCGCCCTCCTTGGCGGGTTCTGCCACGGTGTAGTTTCCCGGCTTCAGCGTAGTCGCCGCCTCGCTCTTCGCAATCAGCGCGTCGAGCGTCATGAGGTTGGCCGAAGCCAGTGGCGTGCCACCATTCTCCACGGCTGGCATGTCGTGCTCCTGACGTATCTCGTTCGGGGTCTTCGTGCCGTTCTGCAACAGCAACTGATCCACCTTTGCCTGCCGTTCGGGGTCCATCGCCAACAGCGGCTTTTCACAGATGTGGATGCGTCGCACGCCGTAGTCCTTGAAGCCTATCAGCTTGCGGGCAATCTCCTTTTCGTTGCCCGTCTTCTGCGGCAGGATGGTTCGCGTGTGGAACTCCATCGTGGCATTTTGGTAGTCGTTGTAGTGCGAGTTAGTGTCGAGCATCAGCAGAGGACGGGGCACACCGAAGAAGCGGCTCACGTCGTCATTCGTGCCACCCAGTTGCTCGAACATCTGCATGTCTGAGCCCGTCATTGAGATAGGCACGAACTTGTCGAGCCCTCGAATGGCGATGATGTCGTGACCTTTATATAGCTTGCTTTGGATTTCCTCGGCGTACTTGTCCATTTCCGACTTGTCGAACAGACCGGCAGCAATGGGCGAAACCGTCTTGCTGGTGTCCTCGCCGATGAATCCCTTCACGCGACCGCCCTTTGCAGCGGTTTCCAATGCCTGCTGCTTGATGGTGCGGTTCAGGCTCAGCGTCTCGATGGCGTACTGGAGCGTCGGGATGCCCCAGATGCCGTTCTGATAGCGGAACGTGTTGGCGAAGTGCAGCACGTCCTCGCGTGGCACATTCACTCGCGTCTCGTAGCCGTGGTCGGTCAGGTACACGATGCTGCTGTACGTTCCCGTGGCGATGTTGTAGCCACCCGTCTTCACCAGCCACAAACGGTAGGGGAACCCGAACTCGTCACGCTCTATATACACGAAGGCGTTGCCGTAGAACAGGCGGTTGATCTCCACCAGCTTCCACATGTCGGCAGCACTCATGATGGGGTTGGGCTCTTCTTGCAACAGATAGTTGATGCGCTTACCCAAGCCGCGCATGTCCGTCACGAAGTTGCCGCCCTCGAAGTCGCGCTTCTGGTATTGCACGGGCATCACACTCATGGTGTCTGCCCTCAGATTCACGGCACGATACACCGCCGCCACCACCAACGCCGACTCAGGTCCACGAACGTAAGCGATGCGCTCCTCGAACGAGCCACCGCTAACCTTCGGCCCTTGATTGCTCGCCGCGTTCGGGTCAGTCGTTGCCGGCACGCCGATGGGACTCGGTGCCTCGCGTTTCTGCGTCCAAAATTCTCGTGAGAAAATATTCATATCTTATTCTGTTTCATTATCTGTCCTGTTAGCCAGTCTGATGTAAGGCTTGATGAGCCTTTCATAAGTGTAAGGCACAACCGACCAATTCAAGTTATCGGCAGGCGATTTCTGTCTGTAAGCGAAGTCTGCCAGCATCAGCGAGGCGTGAACGATTGGGGCGGGCACTTTCCCTCCGCCCATCTCCACCAATTCCTCATGAGTCCGCATTGTATCGTTCAACACTTGCTGTTCGGCACTCTCTCCGTAGAGGTCAATAATGCTATCCTCAGAGTCACCATCGATGCGGGAGTTCTTCTTGATCATGTCAACCGTTAGCCACTTCATAATTTTATCTTTTACTTATCCACACAATGCGGCTGTGGGTTTACTCATCCTTCCACAAGCTCTCAAATTTCTTCAACCAGGCAGCCTGCACCTTGATGTCGCCATTGCGCCAACTGCCACTCTTCATGTGTTCCATCAGTGGGCGAATGTCGATGCGCTTGCCACGTGCGCCGTTCTTGTGGCTGCGGATGTCTTCAAGGAAAGATGCACCCGTGTCATACCAACTTCCCTTTGTATTGCCGTGCAACTGCCACGAGCGTTTAGCGTCCCAATAGCTGATGCCACAACTCTTACACATCGGAACATTTATCCAACACAGCATAGGAACAAGCCTGTCGATGTGGTATGGGTTACCACTTTTTGTCCATTCCTGCACATGACCCACCGTGCATTGGTCGTCACGGAACATGAAGTCCACATTCTTCTTCAGCAGGATGTCGCTATCCATCAGCAGGAATCCGTCAGGAATGAGGTCGAAGAGTGCCTGGATGCTCATCATGTGCTTGTCGCTTCCAAAGACGCACTTGCCATTCACTCCGTGCTTGGCAACCTTGTTAGGGTACTTTGCCAACTCCTTTTCAAAGTCCACAATCTGTCCTTTGGTGTTGTCGAGACGCTTAACATTTTTCATTCGTTTCTTCCAAGGTCGCTCGTCGCTATTGTCAAAGATGACCACCTTGTAGTCTTCACCTCCGTGCTTTCGGAGGCTCAATATTGCCGCTTCTGTCAGCTCGGGCGTGTTGTAGTGAACAATCGCCACTGTCTTGTCTTTTGCCATAATATTCTCCTTTTCTTTAGTTTTTTCGTTATATTTCCAAAAGCGTCCGGCATAAGCCTCGCGCCATTTCAGTAAGTTTCTTGCGGCACTCCCCTTCTGCATCTTCCACTTCCATTCCTCAGCCGTCTTGGTTATGTAGTGCCTGAGCACAGCCACCTCACCGTCGAATGTTTGCAAGGCTGAAGGATGGCAGGGTTTACCACTCGCTGTTTCGTAGCCTCGTGGATCATACACTTCCGGCACATGCGGATTTCTCGTAAATGCTATCTGTAATCCTCCTCTCACGATGCTCTTCACGTGGTCGTTCTCAGGCCGATCATACTGCACACAGAGGCAACCATCTAAAGGTTCTGTGAATCGTTCCATCACGGGTCGCTTGTCATATCTCACCAAACCGTTATCACCGTAGCACATCCAATTCACCAACACCACATTCCCTATCCTGTTCGTCAACATCGTTTGCAGATTTCCTTGTCGGATGTCAAGGAACTCATCAAAATCAAAGAATGCCATCCAGTCGTAGTCCTTTCCCCATTTCCGATATATTTGGTTGTAAGCCTCCAACTGCACTGCCGTCCTGTCCCTGAAATTCACCACCGTCACCACACCCTGCTTTACATAGTCGCCAATCACATTCTCGAAATGTTCCTCGCCTTGCCGGTTATTGTCAGCAATGAAGATGTGGTCGAAACCAACCTTCAGATGCCACTCCACCCATTCACGGGCATAGAGGTCTTCCAAACGTCCGATGCCTACCAATGCAATTCTCATAACTCTCCCTCCGGCGATTCGCCCAAGTCACTTGTACTGTATGGTGGTGTAGGCGTTGGTATCAATCCCGACAAATCCTTGCCAGGAGCCTCCACAACCGTCAACTGAATCTGGTTGTCGTACTTGTCCTCATTAAAGCTCTCAATCTGGAACGTGCGACCCTTATACACCAGCATCGAGAATCTGTCCACGATGTTATTCCATCGCATTCGCACCATCAGGCGGTCATAAGCATCCAGCGCACCCTCACGCAGCGACTTGTTGCCACGACTGAAATCCACGCCTGCCCATACGGTGCCGGCATATTCATACGCCCGCTCCTTTCCAAAGGTCGTTCCCTCAGTGGCTCGCCGCATAATCGCCACCCGATGTCTGAGTAATCCTGAAGAGTAAGCCATGTTATTCCGCTGTTAAGATGATACCGTCGCAGTCTGCAAGAATCCAATCATCCTCATCTGCAAGCAGGTAAGGCACCACAACCTTGCCAGTGCCAGTCAGTCCTATCTTGCACATGCTTCGTTCACGGTTGGGCGCACCAACATCCACGCTTGCAATGATTGCCTCACCGTTCACCATCACATCCTCCATTGTTGCGTTGTGCTCGCCGTCGGCATAGGCGAAGTTCACTTGCACCTTGGTGCCGATCATGTCCTTCAGGTCAGCAACCGTCAGTCCGTAGTCGATGTCCGTGGCAACCACGCATTCAGCATTGATGCTCCAGTTTTGGCTCACTAACTCCTTTTCATCAAAGTCTGTCTCAGAATCTTTGGAGGAAACATCCTCAAAGACATTGTTGAGCGTGACTTGGCAGGAGGTGGCCATTGCAATGATTTGGTTGTCCAGGAACAACCGCATGTTCTGCCCTTTTACTACCATAACTATTCATTTAATGCGCAGGCAGCCTGTGAGGTCGTAACCCCACCGACTGCCCTTGCCGTTTTACTTCTTTGTGGTCCTCTTTCTTCCGCTTCCCACCTCGACTGGGGCTGGGTTAAGCATCTGGTCATAGATGGTGAAATCCATGCCGTCCTTCTCTGCATAGCCAGCAGCCAGACATTCCTGCTTGTATGCCACACAAGCATCGTTGAAGTCCTTTAATTCCTCAGCAGTTTCAAAGGTCTGATAGATGGGAGTGCCGTCAGCTTCCTCACCAATCTTGAATGTCACGGGAACCACAGCCTGAGCGAAATTCATCTGATTCTCTTCAGAGAGCCACACGGGTTTGTCGTTCCACACCATTCCGGAGGTTATCTTCTCCTTAGTGTGTCCGTTGATGTCCTCCATCACTGCCTTCTTCACGGCTTCAAGTGAAGGCTTGCCGCCCTGCCGCTTATAGAAAACTATTTCACGCCACGTTGCCATGCCACCCTCCTTCTCTTCGAGGTGGTAGCTGATTACAATTCTCGATGCGTCTTCAACCACTGGTTGAAAATCGCCAACATTACCACAAAATACGTTATTCATATTCACTAAAGTTTTAGTTGTTTACTTTAGCGCATTATGCCGCTGTGGGTTTACTATGCCGCTGTCAGCCAATCACCATCAATATCCTCGAACAAATGGCGACGGATATTGAATGATGAAGAGTGTGACAGTACACCCAGATAGGAATTGATGCTTGCCTCTGAATGTTTCTTATCTCGGAGGTCGAGTATTTGGATGTTTTTCTCTATGCGTGCCAAGGTCTTATTGCTCACATAGTCGCGGTATGGCTTGATGACTGCACCAAGGAACTCCATGCCGTGATGTATCTCCTGGATGTGGAGTTTACCCATGTGGAGTTGCAATTCTAATTCATCAGCAAGGAAATCTCGTTGAACTGGCACTTGTGCCAATAGCCAATCTTTGTCTGCATCAACCTCGCATGAGTCATCCACATATCGGCCATAATGCTCACAACAGACATCGCGCTTCACGAATTGGTCGAATGGATTCAGATAGACGTTGCTAAATAACTGGCTGGTGAGATTGCCGATTGGCAGTGCCAGCCCTGGCTTGGCGAAGCGCATACACTTGGCGTGGTCTATGCCGTCCCAATCTGAGTCATCTCCCACGATGATGCAATTCTCCATCGGGTCGAGCATGATGATCTGCTCTGTCAGCCACAGGATAAAGTCAAAGTCGCGGATGTCTTTCCATCTTGTGGCTGGTGTCAGCAGTACGCCTGAAGGTATGGGCACGTCGTCGGTCATACCCACCTTGTGAGTTGCCATATTGTGCAATGAGTCTGTGGCAATCTTCAGCAGATTCTCGCGGTTGATGTGCATGAAGTAGCCACGTATGTCGAGATTCATGGCATAGCATGGCTGTGACCAATTTAATGATGCTTGACGGATGTGCTGGCGCAGGCGTTCGATACCATAGTGAGTGCCGCGACCTTCGATGCAACTATAAGAGTCGGCAATGAAGGTGCGCTCAAAGAGTTGGTGAGTATAGCGGAAGTATAAATGATGAACTATCCTGTCACGAAACATGGCCGCGAATACTTCTCGCTTTTTGGGATAGTCGATGATAAAGCATTTGGATGGTAATGCCTTGTATCTGCGACTCAGCAGATCGTCGCAGAGTTCTTCGAGGTTGGCCCGCAGTTCGCGCTCGAACTTCACCACATAAGCCATCTTGTGTTTGTGGCGGGCCGCGTCGTAATAGGCAATATATAAATCAAACAGCAGCTGCTCGCGTGTCAAGCGGTAGCCGCTGTCGTTGATGTCAGTAGGAAGGATGAGTGGTTGGCTTGATGTGGCCACTTTTTAGTCACGGACTGCTGAAATATCGACGAGTGCTGCACCGCCCTGACAGAGAAGCCGTTGAACCGATTGTTGTTGTTGGCTGGATTGACTCCCGACGCATTGAAGTTCAGATTGTAGCCGTTCGTCTGCGAGTTGAGCGACGAGCTCCAGTAGTTCCCGTTCGTGCCTCTGTTGTTGAGCCCCGTACCGTTGCGGTTGCCAGAGGCGGGGAAGATACACATGTCGTCAATCGTTGCAGTCCAGATCGGTACACGCTGAGTGCGGTCTTTGTTCCAGTACCCATCGGATGGGCGGTGTGGTTCAGATATAGAGGAATCTGTGGATGTCGGTTGTCACCTGATACGATGCTTGCTGCGGAATACTGAGGCGTAAGCC